CACCGACCAGCCCGCGCGCGCATTTGGGGGTGCTGCATGATCACTCAGGCAACAAAAAACCCGCCGAAGCGGGCTTGTCAGGGCTTTGGCGCCTTGAGCTTGTGGCGAGCAGTTAGCGCGTCCTCGATCAGATCCGATGGCACGCCGTGCTCGCGCACCCAATCAGCAAGCCATCGAGGCAGCCTCAGGGGTACATCAACGCGTTTGAGGTGCTCTGGTGTTGCAGGGCGCCCGCGTTTGGCGGGTGGTTTGGTGTCGGGCTGCATGTCAGTTGAGGATGAAATCGGCACCGAACTTGTCGGTGTGAGCCTTGACGTATGCGTCGAAGAACTGCTGATCGGACTCCCAGTCCTGGGCGCTGCTCAATTCCTCACGGATCTCGTCGTCCATCAGGTTGACGGCGGCATCGAAGTCGAAGGTCTTGCCGTTGTATTCGATGGTGGTCACTTGCATGTCGCTTCTCCCGGTTGTGTGGACCGCACCGCGCTGTCCATGGGTATTAATGTGCCACAACAATTAGATCGCGTCAAGCACTTTTTGTGGCACAACAAAACTGTTACACATTGGAGGGCTGCATGATCACCATCGGCATCGACCCCGGATTGACAGGCGCCATTGCTTTCGTGGACAGCTACGGCACGTGCTCAGTCGAAGACATCCCCACGGTGGACCTGCCAGGCAAGGGCCTGATCCGTCGCCGAATCAATGGGCCCAGCCTGGCCGAGATCGTGCGCCGCTTCGTTCCGCCCGGTGAGCGCGCCTATGTGGTGCTGGAGGACGTGCACGCCATGGGCGGCTCAGCGGTGCAGACCATGGGCTCCATGATGCGCAGCGTGGGCGCCATCGAGACCGTAATCGAGATGCTGCGCATGCCCATCCATCCGGTGCAGCCGCGCGTCTGGAAGGCGCACTACGGGCTCAAGTCGGACAAGGCCGCCAGCCTGACCACGGCGCGCGCACTGTACCCGTCGGCGCCGCTCAACCTGGCCAAGCACCACAACCGCGCCGAAGCGGTGCTGCTGGCGCATTACGGCAGGACCGTCCTCGCATAACCCGAAGCCGCCCCGGGCTTTGGGCGGCGCATTGAAAGGAAACTATGGAACTGCAACCCCACCAGAAACGCGTCGTAGACGAGAAGACCGAGCTGGACACCAAGGCCACCGATCTGAGCAAGTTCATTGGCGAGAGCGCGATTTTTCCTACCCTCGATGCGGCCGAGCAGGAGCGCTTGAAAGAGCAATGCGAGGTGATGTGGAAGTACTCCGAGATCCTCGGCGCCCGTATTGCTGCATTTTGCTCATGACCCTCATCCTCCGCCCCATCGGCCGTGGCAACTGGACGCCCACCCGCATGCAGATCGACGGCGGCCACGCGCTGCCGCTCCTGTTTCGCGTCGGGCAGCAGTTGCCTATCGGTGGCGTCCTGTTTCGGATTTGCGAGGTGATTGCGTGAGCGGCGACATCATCGACCTGAGCGCCAAGCGCGTAGAGAAGTACCGACACCAGACCGGTGAGGCGTTGTGCATCGCTTGCGGTCATGAATGGACCGCAGTCGCACCGGTCGGAACCGTCTGGCTTGAATGCCCATCGTGCAAGCTGGAGAAGGGCGGCTTCCGTGGGGCATGCCAGCCCGATGAGCCTGTCGCCACCTGTGGATGCGGAAACCAGTTGCATTACGTCACGCCGACTGGTATTCATTGCCCGAACTGTGGAAACCTTGTGAGCCCATGATGGCGACGAAGAACGAAACGACAAAGCCACCGCGCGAGATCCTGGACGAACTCGGGATTGACGCGGTGTGCGACATGATCATCGACGGCATGCTGCTGCGCGAGATCTGCCGCAAGCTGGGCATCAAGGGGCACGCATCGCTGATCGCCTGGATTTCATCGGATAAGGATCGGGCCAAGCGCGTAGAAGCAGCCCGCCGCTTGTCGGCCATCGCGCACGAAGAGGCGGCACTGGAATCCATCCGCAGCGCAAACGGCAAGCTGGCGCTGGCCAAGGCCAAAGAGGAGGCCCACCACCAGCGCTGGCGCGCGTCCAAGCTGAACCCGCAGGCCTATGGCGACAAGCTGGACCTGAACCACAGCGGTCAGACCACCGTGCGCGTGAAGGACTACACCGGCCGCAAGAGGGAAGAGGGCGATGTCTGACATTGAGTACGTGTACTCCCCCCAGGGGCCTACGCTTGAGACATACATCCTGAGCGAGTCACAGCGGACGTTCATCTGCGGCCCGCTTGGATCGTCCAAGACCAACGCCTCATGCTGGAAGCTGTTTCGGGGCATCCGTGGCCAGAAGCCGAACAGGGAAGGCAAGCGCAAAAGCCGCTGGGTCGCAGTGCGCAACACTTACCCGGACCTGTTCGGCACCACCATCAAGGACTGGCTGGAGATGTTCGAGCCGCTGGGGCATTTCGTTAAGGGCGGCCTGGAACCTCCAACGCATCACCTCAATTTCGCTTTGGAGGATGGCACCCAGGTTGAGGCCGAGGTGATCTTCCTGGCCCTGGACCGCGAAGAGCACGTCAAGAAGCTGCGCGGCCTGCAGCTGACGGGCGGCTGGCTGAACGAGGTCAAGGAATTGCCCTTTGCCGTGGTGCAGATGCTTGACCTTCGCGTCGGGCGATACCCGCAGGATGTTGACCCAACTTGGTACGGCATCTTCGGCGACACCAACGCGCCAGACACGGATCATTGGTACTACAGGCTTGCCGAGGAAGACAAGCCGGAGGGATGGGTGTTCCTGAAGCAGCCAGGCGGCCTGATCCGCGACGACAAGGAATCGCCGTGGCGTGAGAACCCAGCAGCGGAGAACATCAAGAACCTGCCGCCCGGGTACTACATCAAGGGCGCCCAAGGGAAAAGTGAGGACTGGATTCTCGTCAACCTGGCCAACGAGTACGGCTTCGTCAAGGACGGGAAGCCCGTTTATCCTGAGTATCGGGACAGCGTGCACTGTCGGCCGTTCGAACTCATCCCTGGCATTGGCTTGGACATCGGGCTGGACTTCGGCCTCACGCCAGCGGCCACCATCGGCCAGCGTCAACCGAATGGCCAATGGCGCATCCGGCGCGAGCTGGTCACGGAAGACACCGGGATCATCCGCTTTGCTGGTGAGTTGAAGCGCTTTCTGGCTTCAGAGTTCCCTGGCTACACGATCGCCACCATCACAGGAGACCCGGCAGGCGACCAGCGCCAGGCAGGCGACAGCGAGGAGCGCACTGTGTTTCAGCTTTTGGCCGCCGAAGGCATCGTGGCCAAGCCAGCGCACACCAACGACTTCGCCATCCGGACGGAGACTTTTGCCGCACCCATGAATCGCATGATTGACGGCGAGCCCGGATTCCTGATCCACCCAGATGCAGCAGTAACTCGCAAGGGGCTTCAGGGTGGATACTGCTTCAAGCGCGTGAAGGTGGCAGGCGATGAGCGATACCGCGATGTTCCAGACAAGAACAAGTACAGCCACCCATGCGAAGCTGGCCAGTACATGATGATGGGCGCTGGGGCGAGTGCAGCGATCATGCCGCCCAAGCCCAAACCCATCGAGGTGACCCCCATCCCGATGGTGAGCCATTTCAACAGGAGGTGACATGCAAGACAGAATCAAGGAGCTTGTGTCGGAGGCCCTGCGCAAGACCATCGAGCAGACAGGCGAAAAGCCCATCATCCTGCCGAGAGATTTCGAATGGCATGCGGCGTTCGAGCTGAACCTAGCCCAGCTCGTCGCGGAGGATTGCGCAAACGTGGCTCAGGCCCACAAATGGTGGGAAGACGCACCCGAATTGCACAGAGGTCCAGACGAGCAAAACACAAGCATTGCTGAGGCCATCCGCGCCCGCTACGGTCTGGGGGAGTGAGATGGACAAGACCTGCTCAAGCTGCGCATTCGCCAATCAAGAAGGCTTCGACTCATTCACCTGCCGACGCCGTGCACCCATGGCAGCGCATGATCCGAACAAGCACTGCGGCGTCTATCCAGAATCGTTTGTGCCGCGCTGGCCAATGGTAGCCGGACGTGACTGGTGCGGAGAGTTTGAGCGCCCACCAGTAGCGCCCGCCGCGCCTCCCCGCTAAACTGCGCACCGTGAGAGTGAGTGCGCAGGCTGATGCGCCAAAACAGTCCTCTTTGAGGTTGGCGCCTTGCGCGATCGTGGCCATTAAATCTGGAACCGTAACGACAAGCGAAAGCCGGAGATCAGCACCGGCCTCTCTCACACCATCGGCCACACGGCCCGCTGAGTACCTGAGTCGCCAGCAGCTCATCACCCCACCCGGGACGATGACATGGCGCAACTCAGCAAGAAAGAACGACTCGCAAACATCCACACCGAGGCTCTGGAAGAGTTCGAACGCATCCAACAGGCGATGCGAAACGAGCGCTTGCAATGCCTTCAGGACCGACGCTTCTATTCGATTGCCGGCGCGCAATGGGAAGGCGGCTGGGGCGACCAGTTCGAAAGCCGTGTCAAGTTCGAATTCAACAAGGTGCACCTGGCGGTTATTCGCATCATCAGCGAGTACCGAAACAACCGGGTAACGGCCAGCTTCATTCCCAAGGACGGCACCACCAATTCAGACATGGCCGATGTCTGCGCCGGTCTGTACCGTGCCGACGAGCGCGACAGCGGCGCCCAGGAAGCCTACGACAACGCCTTCGAGGAAGCTGTCGGTGGCGGCTTTGGCGCTTGGCGTCTGCGCGCCTGCTACGAAGACGAGGACGACGACGAGAACGAGAAACAGACCATCCGCATGGAGCCGATCTTCGACGCGGATTCGTCAGTGTTCTTCGATCTGGACGCCAAGCGGCAGGACAAGAGCGATGCAAAACGCTGCTTCGTCATCTACTCGATGACCCGCGCGGCATTCAAAGAGGAGTTCGGACACGATCCGGCGAACTGGCCCAAGACCGTGCAGCAGCGCCATTTCGACTGGCTGACCCCTGATGTAGTCTATGTCGCCGAGTACTACCGCATCGAAGAGGTCAGCGAGTTGGTGCACATCTATCGCGGCCTGGATGATCAGGAAATTCGCGTGCCAGATGCTGAACTGCAGGAGGACGAGAACAAGGCAGCCACGCTGCAGGCGACCGGTTTCCGCGAGGTGCGTCAAAAGAAGATCAAGCGCCAGCGTGTGCACAAGTACATCCTGAGCGGCCTGCAAGTCGAGGAAGACGAGGGCTATATCGCAGGCAAGTACATCCCCATCGTCCCTGTCTACGGCAAACGCTGGTTCGTTGACAACGTAGAGCGCTGCATGGGTCATGTCCGCCTGGCCAAGGATGCGCAGCGCCTGCAGAACTCGCTTTTGTCGTGGTTGACCGAGATCGCCGCGCGCTTTGACAACGAGAAGCCGATTCTGACGCCCGAGCAGATCGCCGGCCACGCCCACCAATGGGCGGAAGACAACATCAAGCGCTACCCATATCTGCTCATTAACCCGATGCGCGACATAGACGGCAACCCAATCCCAGGATCAGCCGCGCCGATGAGCTACACCAAGGCGCCAAGCGTGCCGCCCGCCATGGCCGCGTTGATCCAGATCGCCACTCAGGCATTGGACGACCTGTTGGGTGCCCAGCAAGCAGGCGAGCAGATTGAGCCGAACCTGTCCGGCCGTGCCGTCGAGTTGATCCAGCAACGCCTTGACATGCAATCGTTCATCTACATGGACAACCTGAGGATTGCGGTCAAGCGCTCCGGCGAGATCTGGTTGTCGATGAAAAAGGACGTGACACCAGAGCAAGAGCGCCGCATGAAGACCGTTTCGACCGATGGTGAGGTGGATTCGGTTGTGCTCAATCAGCCGTCTTTCAACCCAGAAACCAACGAGATGGTGACGGCCAATGACATGGACGACGCCAACTTCGATTGCTGGGCAGATGTTGGCCCGTCTTCAGCCAGCCGCCGAAGCGCCACCGTGCGCGCGCTCACTGGCATGGCCTCAATCACCACAGACGAGCAGGACCGCACTGTGCTGACGGCCACAGCCATGATGAACATGGAAGGCGAAGGGCTGCAAGAGGTGCGCGACTACTACCGCAACAAGCTGGTGCGCATGGGCGTGTTCAAGCCAACCGAGGAAGAGAAGCAGGAACTGGCCGCCGAGCAGCAAAACACGCCGCCCGATCCGCAGTCGCAGTACCTGCTGGCAGCAGCCGAGCAAGCCCAGGCAGACGCCGCGCTGGGTCGCGCCAAGACGGTCAACACGGTGGCGGATGCCGAGTTGAAGCGCGCACAGACCGCCAAGACCATGGCCGAAACCATGGGCGCCCACAACGAGCAGCAGATCGCAAGCGCCCAAGCTTTGCACGACATGCTGATGGCGTCCAGGCAAGCGCAAATGATTCCGCCGCCTTCGTTTGTTCAATGAATTTGAATTCACGAAGTTGCTGAATTCAATGAATTTGAATATCATCGCGCGAAATACCACCCTTGCACCAGACAAAGGACCGAGACATGGCAACACCTGACGACATCGACCAAGACGACCTTGCAGGCGGCACCAATGCCGTCAACGACGAGAACGCAGACGGCGTCCAGCCTGGCGAAGTCGTCGGCGAAGCTGTCGAGGTCGATGGCGCCGAGGGTGGCCAAACCGGCGAAGGCGAGGGTGCCGATGACGCTGGCGAAGTCGTCATCACGCTGGGCGATGAGTCTCCCGCTCCTGCAGAAGGCGAAGAGGACGGCAAGGCCGCGCCTCAGTGGCTGAAGGAGCTGCGCAAGAGCAACCGCGAAATGGTGCGGGCTCTGCGCGAAAAGGATGCACAGATCGCAGCCTTGAAGGGCGGCAACGCTCAGCCCGACGCGGTTGTGCTGGGCGCCAAGCCAACTTTGGCCGCCTGTGACTTTGATGAAGAGCGCTTCGAGCAAGAGCTGGAAGCCTGGCACACCACCAAGGCCAAGGTCGAATCCCAAGCCAGGGCCAAGGAAGAGGCCCAGCGCGTACAGCAAGCAGCATGGGAAAAGAAGCTGCAGGCCCATGACGATGCGAAATCCAAGCTGCGTGTGTCCGATTTCGAGGAAGCCGCGGCCACTGTCGAGGACAACTTCAGTGTTGTGCAGCGCGGCATCCTGATCGATTGCGCCAAGGATTCAGCCGCGCTCATGTACGCCCTGGGCAAGAACCCAGCCAAGCTGAAAGAACTGGCAGCCATTCAGAACCCCGCCCACTTCACGTGGGCGTTGAGCCAACTGGAGACGAAATTGAAGGTTGAACCACGACGCGCAGCGCCGACACCTGACCGCACTGTGCGCGGCTCTGGCTCTCTGGCTGGCACAACAGATCGAGTCCTGGAATCACTCCAGGCCGAAGCCGACAGGACCGGCGACCGCTCCAAGGTTGCCAAGTACCTGCGGGACAAAGGCAAGAAGGCTGCCTAAGCCTTCAGGGTGGCGCACTCAAGCGCCGACGGGATCGCCCACCAGACACGGGTAGTAGTTGAGGCCACCGTCCGGCCCTGAGCGGATGAGTCAAGCAGCGCGGCAACAGCCGCATCTGAACACTCATCTTCTAGGAGCCCACGATGGCCTCAGCTTTTTCCAAACAGGAAACGGTCTTCTTCGACCAACTCATGGCCGGCTATGACGACATGCTCGTCGCTGGTCGCAACGTCAGCGTTTTCAATGCCGACCCCGTCGTGCTGGAACGCAGCCAAGGCACCGCCTTCTGGCGCGCCACGCCTTACGTCTCCGTCGCCATCGACGGCGCAGCCGGCACCGACATCAGCAGCAACTTTGCCGACGTCACCCAGCTGTCCGTCCCCATCGGCCTGGGCTTCAACAAGACCGTGCCCTGGGCGATGACCTCGGACGATCTGAACGACCCCATGCAGCGCGATCGCAAGCTGAAAAGCGCTCTGCAGACCCTGGCAACCCAGATCAACATGGCCGTGACCAACGTCGCAGCCTTGCAGGGCACGCTGGTGGTCAAGCGCACGTCGGCAGCATCCGGCTATGACGATCTGTCTGCCGCTGACTCGCTGATGGTCGAACAGGGCCTGGTCGGTGACGTTGGTCGCCGTGTTGCGCTGGTTCACGCCCGCGACTACAACGCGATGGCCGGCAACATCGCCAAGCCTCAAACCTCCGCCAACCCCAAGGTGAACACCGCCTATGAGCAGGCGTATGTCGGCCAGGTCAGCGGCTTCGACACCTTCAAGTCGGACTACACCTATCGCCTGACCGCTGCGGCTGGCGTGACGGTGACCGTCAACGGTGCGAACCAGCGCTATGTACCCAAGGCCACCAGCACGGCATCGTCCGGCGAAGTCCAGAACGTGGACAACCGCTACCAGACGCTGGCCGTCACGGTGTCGTCCGGCACCATCAAGGTGGGTGACCGTTTCACCATCGCTGGCGTCAATGCCGTGCACCACATCAGCAAGCAGGACACCGGCCAGCTGAAGACCTTCACCGTGACCGCCATCATCAGCGGCAGCGGTGGCACCGGCAACATCCAGATCAGCCCGCCCATCATCGCTGCTGACTCGTCGCCCACTCAGCCCGAGTCGGAATACAAGAACGTCACCGCCACGCCCGCCAACGGCGCAGCCATCACCTGGCTCAACACCGTGTCTGGCAACGTGCTGCCGTTCTTCGATGAGCGCGCTATCGAACTGCTGCCAGGCCGCAATGGCGTGGACGAGACGCTGCTGTCCAACGGTGGCGACTACATGCGCTCCACCACCGAGCTGGGCGTGGACGTGGTGCTCTACAAGTTCTTCGACATCAACACGAAGAAGTTCAAGTACCGCGCCGATACCCGCTTCGGCGTTGGCATGACCAACCCCGAAATGTGCGGTGTGGTCCTGTTCAGCCAGACCTAACAGGGTGTCTCCTGCCCTGGCTGATGGCCAGGGCTTCACGCCCGCCTTCACCTGATCGTGTCGGCGGGCGCTTTTTCAAACTGGAGAAGCGCGCATGACAACCATGCTCTACAAGTGCCCAGGCCCCCACGAAATCCACGGTGGCCAGTATGACTACACGATCGTTGATGAGGACCAGGTCGAGGCCGCGCTGGCCGAGGGCTGGAAGCTCACCACGCCCGAGGCAAAGCAAGACCACCTTGACCGCCTGGCGGCCGAAGCTGCTGAGCGTGAGAAGGCTGTCGAGGATGCCGCGGCGAAGGCCATTGCCGACGACAACAAGCCAGCCTCCCGCGCCGAACTGGAGCAGATGGCCACGGCTTTGAAGCTGCCATTCAAGTCCAACACCAGCGACAAGAAGCTGGCCGACATGATCAAGGCAGCCACCGAGCCATCGACGCAGCCAGAAGCACCGCAAGCCGAGTCTGCGCAAGCACCGGCTGCTGATGCTGATCAAGCTCCTGCGGTGTAAGCCATGAGCTGGACAAAGGGTCAAATCATCGCGGATGCATTCGCCGAATTGGCCCTTGCCAACTTCGACTTCGACATCTCGCCCGAAGAAGAAGCGCTCGCCCTGCGCAAGCTCAACACCATGATGGCCACGTGGGGCGCGCTGAGCATTCATCTGGGCTTTCACATGAATGCGTCGGCGACCACGGTAGACCTAGATGAGCCGTCTGGCCTTCCCATGTACGCCGTCGAGGCTGTTGTGCAGAACCTCGCCGTTCGCTTGGCCGCCAGCAAAGGCAAGACCTTGCCGCGCAGCACGCTGACCGGCGCCAAGCAGGCCTATGACGCGCTGATCAACAAGGTTGCAGCCGAGCAGGTTCAGCAGCAGCAACTTCCATCAGGTACGCCTCGCGGTGCAGGCCGCAAGCCATGGCGAACCATCAACCAGCACTTCGTGCCAACGCCCGACACCAGCCCGCTGCAAAGCGCAGCCGATGGCGGCTTGACGTTCACGGGAGAGGGCAACTGACATGAGCTCAATCGACAAACTGTCCCGCGTTCAATCTGCGGATCTCAGCGCCAGTGATCTGCTGGCGCTTTTCTCCTATGCGAACGGTGACGACGCTGCGGCTAGCCTGGGTAACCTCGTGACATGGCTGCAGTCGCAGCTGACGTCATCGGGCTCGCTCATCACGCAGTACGCGGCACCGAACGCTACAGGCTTCTCGGTCACTGTCGTGCCAACCGCGGACGGCACCAGCATGTACTTGCTGCTGACTCCTGCGGCTGGCTATGCGGCCGGCACGATCACGCTGCCCGCTCAGGCCACCTGCGTGGATGGCCAGGAGGTCCTGGTGGCATGCACGCAATCAGTCGCCACGCTCACCGTCTCCGGCAACGGATCGACCGTCAACGGCGCACCTTCTTCGCTTTCCGCAAACAGCTTCTTCAGGCTTCGCTATGACGGCGTGTTCAAGGCCTGGCACCGAATTGGCTGATCAACAAAGGAACCATCACCATGTCTACAGTAGCAGCCAACACTCAGACCACTGTCGCGCTCACCCCAGGTCAGCAGATGACCGTCAGGGGAAACGGTATGGCCTTTTATGGCCCTGGTCCTTTGAATGCGCAACCAGTCACCATTCTCAACGTGGCGACGTTCGGCCCGTTTGCGGACCGTTCACAGGCCGTGACCCTACTGGCCGGGCCATCCGGCATGACATACAACGTTTTCAACGGTTCGGCAGTTCCTGCACGCGCCACCGTTGGCGCATCTGGCGCGTCTGATGGCGGGCTCATGTCGCCGGATGGTGATCCGATCATCCAGATCCCCCCCCAACCCGACCTCGCCACCCTCA